CATTTGAAACGATTACATCAATTGAGTGTAGGTGCTGAAGAGAAGGGCAATTGGAATGCTGCCGTTACGGCTGAGAAATCTAGAGGTCAAGTGGCAGGTTTATATATTGATCGCAAAGAGATTATGCATGGTAGTATTGACCAATTGAATCGAGAAGAAGTTGATAAACTATTGAGTGATATGGACAAGAGATTGTCTGTTGAAGGGAGCTTTGAAGAGATAGATGACGACAAAACCAGAGAGCAGATTTTGGAAGAGGATCAAGGATAAGTTTACAAAAATAACCTTGACAAGAATCGAGGCTGTTACCCCTCTAGGATTACCTGATATCCTTGCCGTTTATAAAATCACAGATAAAAACAGAGGACAGTTTTGGATTGAGCTTAAGGTTACTAAGGGTAATCAAATAGGGTTGTCTAGTGGACAAATATCATGGCATATGAGCCATAATACGAAGGGCGGAACTTCGTTTATCATGGCTACCCCCCTCGGAGGGGGAGGGATGTCCATATATTCTGGAGCTAGAGCCTTGAGCCTAGCAAAAGAAGGCTTGCGCCTTGAACCCTGTGCCCTAATCCATGAGCCTTGTGACCTTGAGACTTGGTTCCTGAACCATGTGCCTTGAGCCTTATTACATTTTTTTTTTCACGTGGAAGCTGGTTTAAATAAACCAGGGTCATGCAGCTAATGAGCTGCATAACTAACATTTTGTATATTGATATTCCAACAAGCCCGGCAAGACTTACATTCATTGTCTTGTTTCCCGGCCGGGCAGCTATATCCTATTGGCTTTTCATTCTTGCTTACAGTTGACGTTAACCCCACATTGCTATGGGGCTTGCCGTCAATCATCGTAGCTGAAACCCTGATTGCCAGGTTTCCCGGGAGTGAACCGCCCTCTTTATAGAAGGTCTTCAAGATCCCCGCTTCTCTAGTCGGCAGCCAATGTTTGACTGACGGCGTGCGCATCGCAACAGCTACAATCTTTTTAAGATGGTCTAGGTTTTGTAGATCTCCTGAATCATGCCATCTGAAATAAGGTATTTTCTTACCGTAATTATTAATCAATAGTACCATGGCCTCAACCCAATTAGATTTGGTGATCGCTTCCAATCTGTTGGCGTGAGCCTGTTTAACTCCTGGAAATGTATACCGCCCTTTTAAAGCGTAACACATTGAGCAAGTACTATTTTTTATCAGTCTAAGCTTTGCGCCTACGCTGCAATCAAATGCGCTTAAGCCGTAGCCATAACCGGGCATCTTGCTTGGATTACTCAATCCTCCTACAATTGCCTTCGCTTCTTTTATATTCATATTCACTCCTTTGTTAGGGCCAAAACTCGGTGGTATATCTACCACGGTACACTGTGGTATATCTACCCCCACAATTTAATGTGGCTAACGTTATTTGACCCTATCTATTGTATAAGATATCATGGGAGTAATGTCAACTAAATAATTAAAAAAAATTCTTGAGTCTTGAGGCGGCTGAGCTGCTTCAAAGCTGCTTGTGCCCTGGTCCTTGAGACCTTGAGCATTAATACATTTAAAATTTTAATTGGCTGAGCTGCTAGCTGTCAGCTACCTGGGAATGTAAACCAGGTAGCTTCGGGAGTGCCCCTCTATATAGAGGGGATTACTGAGAGTTTAGGATCCGTAGTAAAGATAACTCCACTTCCGTTTCCTTCATCATCTCTTGAGGCTGTGATCCAATGACCATCATCAAATACTATTTTGATATTAGTTCTCTCGTCCATGTCTCCAAAGATGTCTTCATTTTCTTTTTCTGAGTGATAGTAAACATCAACTATTTTTCTACCTACTAGAAAATCTTTTGCACGTTTGCCCCACGCAAGTTTTAATTCTTGCGTGGACATTTGATCAAGAGGCTTACTCATAAACGTCTCCATCATTAATCAATACTTCTTCTTCATTGCCATCTTCATGCTCACAGTTCCAATCAATACTAATATCTTTTAGAATTGTATTTCTCATGTGAAGCAATGCTTTGGCAATCTCTCTTGGTGCGTCCCATGCTGTTTCAAAAGTATAGTTCAAAACATTTTCGTTTAACTCTACCTCTGTGTTACATGAGTTCCACTTTGTACCCCAATTCATGATACTCCAATCATACCAATTATCAAAACCATGTTGTTTTTTTAATTTTTCCGATTGTTCTTTTTGCCAATCTGGTTTTGCATTCTCTGATCCACTTACTGTTTCAGTTAATGCTAATGGTATTGGAATTATGTTATTAAAATCAAAGTCATTATCTTTTGATTTCAATAACTCTTTTAGTTTTTTAACACTGTCTTCAGTTTTACCAATAAACTGTACATTGTTATAAGTCCAATTAGGCATAATCACTCCTTATGTTTAATTATATGTTGACACTACATGGGATATAGCCCATAGTCAATTATTAATTAATAAAAAAGGAGTTAATATGAAAAAATGTGATTGTTGCCAAAAAACAGAACAAGATCAAGGATCCGAATTTGATTGTGAGGCTTGGACTTCTGATGGCAAAAGTCTTTTACTTTGTGATGACTGTTTTTTTAATGAAAGATATGAAGGGAGAAAAAACTATGGAAGCAACTGAAAATATATATGGCACTAGCTTACAAGGTTATATTAAAGCTAGTTACGAACAACTGTTAAAGGCATTCGGTCCACCTAACCCAGATTTATGTGACAATTATAAAACCGATGTTGAATGGGCTTTTGAATTTGCCGATGGTACTGTTGCCACTCTTTACAATTGGAAGAATGGTAAAAACTATTGTGGTAATGAAGGCTTAGAACTCAATGACATTTACGAATGGAATGTAGGTGGTAGAAGCGAGAAGGCTGTTAGTAGATTATTAGAAAAATTACGATCGACAGTAGCGAATAATATTGTTGATGATGCAATAGATAAATCTGTAATACTATAAATAACAAGGGGGCATTGCGCCCCCTTTTTTAATTGGCTTATCTCGGTAGCCTTGTGACCTTGAGCATTAATTCATTAATTTTATCTTGCCAAATCCTTCTTAACCAGGCATCAGCCAGGTCAGTTTTAACAATTTGCAGCTCTAATACCTGGATGATATTTAATAATTTATTTTCCATTTACACTCTCCTTAAATTAAAGAACCAGGCTTGTGCCTGGTTCTTATTGAATACTAGCCCTAAGGCTAGTATGGCTCGATAATAATCACTATAATCATGTGACCTCCCTTGTGAACGTTTGTTTCGTACCTTTTGTTCACTTATGTATACTTTTGGTTGGTCTTTAATCATAATTCATAGTCCCTCCTTTTTTCAGCTTTGTCTCTGTAGGGTTTGCATGACCGCACCTACAACCTTTTCATGGCAAATCATGTTCTACATAATTCACTACTTCAGTACCAAGTTTTAGATCCTCATCCATTTGGACATACTTTCTAAAACCCATGCCTTACAACTTTGCGATTGTTGTTCAGCCAAGAGAACAATAAGTTGATCGACCTATTGTTTAAAGCTAAACAAGGTATAGGATAATTCCCATACCTTGTCAACACTTTATTTAAATTAAATATCACATTCTCCAAAATAATATTTACCCTTCTTTTCATGAATAGAGTCTTTAATAGTTTTATATTTCTCTACTGTATCCTCTGAGCATTCCCAACATAAAGAAAGCTTTATTAAATTATCGTCTCTTAGATCAGCCCCTTGCTCACCTAAATTAAACTCAATATAATCTAGTAAAGTGTCTTCATCTTTCAGGACGCTTTCATTAACTGATAGGTTAATGAACTCTTGCTCTGTATTTCTAAAAGTTGCTATTACATCTAATCTAGTATTTTCTAATAACATTTTAAATTTTCCTGGAATTTAATTGGGGCGCTTAATTGCGCCCCAAGTCTTCGATCCTTATCTTATAATTAGGTATCTGTAATACCATTTGTTTGATAACTCTTTTAATAAAAGTTCAGCATCTTTTTTAGTTGTTGCCCAACCTCTATTAACTTTAGTTTTAGTATCATAGAGATAATACATATTCACTCCTTTAAGTTAAAAGGGGCGCTTAATTGCGCCCCTGAATAATTAATCTAATAAAACGTAGTAGGCATCAACACTGAATTTTCTAAACCAATCTAGGCCAAGCCTTACGTTTTCATAATCTCCGAATTGTTCGCAACCTATAATCGTATCATAGATTGAAAGTTCAAGCGCATTTAATTCTGTTGCTTGACCTGTAAATCTATTCTTAACTGTTGCGCCTTTATCATATAACATGATAGCACCCTTGAAAGGGTGCTTATCTTTTACTAGTTTAATTCTCATTAGGTTGCTCCCAATCTCCATGGTCCATTGCCATTTCATAATGGTATTCGTTAATCATTTCTTGAATGATTTCTTCAACCTCTTCAGATGTATGACCTTGACTAAGGAGCAAGGCACGTTGTTCTTGCTCCCATTCGTTTTGATCATTCTCTAAAAAATCAAGTGCTAGGCTTTTCATTTTACCCATTCAACACCCCCTATTTTAAGACTTGTTAAAGTCGTAAGGTTAATAGACCTCCAAGCTTTTCTTGGATTGTCTTTATTCTTCTTCAAAACATTTACATCAATTACCTCTAGTAAATGTTCACGATTACCAAGCAACTCACCACCACTGAAAAACTTTTCATTGGTAGGCAATTTACAAGTCATTTTTCTTTTTTGTTTATTTGCTTTCACAAACTCAACAGAAAAAAAACTGTTTTGAATTGCTTTTTTCATTACATTCTTATCAAACATATTTAACTCGCTTTCTTTAATGTTTAACATAATATTACATATAGTTATATAATTTCCCATATCAAGAAAATAATTAATTATTTTACGTAAATTTACGTATTATTTTCATGGCTGTGGATAACCTGTGGATAACTCCTGGTGGGGCGCATGGGGTTTTGGTTCTTGGTTCTAGTCTTCGAGGGGTCCCAATTCTTGCAATTTGCCCTTTTGCCTTTTCGAAAAGGGGGCAACCCCTAAATAAGAACGTAGTACAATATAGTTGTTATATATATAAACTTTTGTACATACGAACTATATGCTATAAAGTTTTGATGGCAGAAGTAGAACAGTTCAAGCGTATAGTTAATTATGATAATATGAATCCTGCAGAGTTAGAAACTCTGAAGAAAAAATTATTATTAAGACAGAAAACATTTCAATTAAAGAACCTAGCTCAACAAAATTTTTTAAAATTTGTGAAACAAGTTTGGCCAGAGTTTGTAGAGGGGCCCCATCACATAAAAATTGCAGAAAAGTTTCAAGCCTTGGCGGAGGGGAAGATAAAACGACTAATCGTAAATATGCCACCCAGACATACCAAATCAGAATTTGCATCTTTTCTTTTCCCTGCATGGATGATGGGCCGGGATCCACGGCTCAAGATTATTCAAACCACACACACAGCAGAACTCTCTTATCGTTTCGGCCGTAAGGTTCGTAACTTAATGGAGGAGAATACTTTT